CCCCTTCATTTGCTTGGAACTCCAGAGACCCTAGGGAAACTGGAAACAGGTCTTGGAACTTCACTCTTATTGTATCATTGAAGTTACTGTTCAGAATATGAAGTGTCCCATCACTGAAACCCTCATTGATGTCCTGCTGACCATCTACATTTGTTATCTGAGTTTTGTACTGCTGAGTAGTTTCGGGAAAACCTAGACCAGTTATCCATTTATGGATAGCAGTATAGTTCTCCATGTTTTCATCAACAATAAAAGATAACCTAAAATCTCCATAGGTTATCTTCTCCCCAGGAACATCAAGATTTTTTAGGTACGATGGTTGAATCGCCGTACCTAAACTAATCTCTGGAATATTTGCTGACTGGGAAAAGAAATCTACCTTGGGATATTTTGCCAAAGTAAATTTGAATCCTATCGGAGATAGAAAATTTCTATTTGCTATCTGTTTATCAAAAGCAGTTGCCATTATCAGTCAATAATCAAGCTGAACCAAGTCTCGCTCATACCTTTGACGATGCTGTCGGCACCTTCCTTATCTTCGGCATAACCTTCTTTGATAAGATGCTCAACAACCCTTTCATAGTGCTTGTTGATTTCTAAAGCTTCTTTAGGTGTTGGTTTCATTTCTTTATAGTCTTTAGTTTTATTTATTCTCCGCCGCCGCCGTCTCCGCCGCCGTCAGATTCTCCGTTACCATTACCATTGCCGTTGCCATTTTTCTTTTCTTCTTCGTCATGATCGCTTAGATAGCGAGCACCAACGATGTAGTTAATATGGCGTTTTCCTTTGGGTACACAATAACCAAGTTTCTTGTCAAACCTATACCCAGGAGGACAATTAGTAGTAAATTCTTTGAATGATTTCATGAATTCTTATACAGATTGTGGTCCATCATCATTGCAAAAAGTTCAGACTTAACTGTCTTCAGAAACTCTTGTTCCTCTAACGGTCTTTTAGGATACCCTGGCCAACTTTCATATGCATATGAAATACTATCGTATAATGATCGAACTTTATCAATATCTAAAGTCCATTCAACTGCCCATTGGTACTCTTCGGAATCCATTAGAGTCCCCAAAAATATATTTAGACAAAAAAAGAGGGTCCGAAGACCCTCTGAGAAAAACCTATTGAATCCGATGGATCACATGAGGTTGTTGACACGTACACGTCTGTAGTAGCGGTTGCTGTTAGCGGTGATGCGACCGAGACCTGCTTGGGTTCCCTCAGCGAATGGGTTAGCAACGAGACCATAACGGGTCTTGAAGCCGATCTTAGGCTGGAAGGAGTTCTCGCCAACGGCACGAACCATCTGAAGAGGAACGTATGGGCAGTAGAACATACCTGCGTCATAAGGTGAAGAACCCTTATAACCAGCAACGTAGTACTGAGCAGCAGCAGAGTTTGCAGAATAAGGATCGATGTATACGCGATACTTACCAGCAAGGATACCAGCAAAGGTGTTACCAGTGTCATCAACGTTGAGACCAGCGTTGAGTGCAGGGGTGTAATCGAGTACGCCTGCCATGGTTAGGGCGGAAGCAACGTCTGCGGAGCAGAGGATCATGTTGCCCTTTCCTCTACGAGTTCTTTGTGCGATTGCGTTAGCGTCGCGCTCGATTTGGAAGATTAGACCCTTGAACTTCTCAACACTCCAGCGTCCGTTGGAGTCAACGTCGAGGTCGAAAGTACCTTGAGAAGCGACGTTTGCTTGTGCGCCAGACTCAGCAGCCTTATAGATGGTTCTGATGACTTCGCGGTTGATCTCAGCAAGAATCTCAGTTGAGAGAATGTTTGCGAGTTCTGCTTCAGCATTCAGACCGTGGATTGCCTTAAGGTCTTGAGCAAGTTCTAGCGAATATTCTGCCTTCAGAGCACGGCTCTTAGCAGTAACGGTGACCTTCTCGATTGAGAATGCCATCTGGTTGAAAGCACCACCGTCGCCACCGAGGTCTTCCGAATCAGCAGTACCCATACCCTGTCCAACAGGATAGGTAGTTGCAGTCTGGGAACCTTCAGGGTTGAGTAGACCAGGGTTGTTAGCAGAGTTAGGTCCAGTAGTACCGAAACCAACTGCCTCACCGCCGCCACCAGCAACATAGCGGGTGCCTTCGAGGTTGAAGTTGCTGTCTTGTCCAGCGTAGGAGGTATCTGCTTCGTCGAACAGTGCTTCCGAAGCGGAATCCATTGCGCCGTACTTCGAGCGCATTGCGAAGATCAGTCCAGTAGGACCGTTCATTGGTTGAACACCAGCGAGGTCATAAGCGACCAGGTTAGGCATGGAGCGTCTGATCAGGGAGATCAGAACAGGGTCGAAACCTGCGACTGGTGAAGAAGCGCCAGCAGAGAAACCTGCAACGCTTGAAGATGAATTGGTGTTAACGTTAGGAGTTTCGGAAAGGAACTCACGCTCCTCACGAATTGCGTTCTCCTGGTTCTCTAGCAGAATAGCGGTTACCGCTCTACGATGTGAATCCTTGATTGGATCAAGACCATCATGATCGAGAATGGGTGCCCACTTCTCCTGCAGTTGTTCAGCATTGAACATTTGCATTTGAAATTACCTCTTTAAAAAAGTTTTAGTTTGATTATTATGATTTAGAAATCACTTTTTGGCGACTCTGCCAAGGGTGCTAAGATAAGATTCCATCAGAGATGAAACTTGTCTTGGTGCCTCTTCGACCTCCTCAGAGACGAGATCTGAGTCGTCTTTTTGAGTACCAGCGTTAGTTGGGAAATAAGATTCTCTCAACTTGACTAGCTTCTCACGATAGGTGTCTTCACTATCAAACTCAACATTTTCAGCGAGAGAAGCGAGTTTGTCCTTCTGAGACAGTGCAAGACCTTCAGCTACTTCTGCAAAAATTACATCAGCAACGGACTCTGCTAATCTGCGGTTTAGAGCAACATTTCTTTCGATTTGCTCGTTGAGTTTATTCTCCATTTCATCAAGTTTATCTACCATACTCTCTAGTACATCATACTTGTCTTCAGGGATTGTTACATAATGATCTTCAAAAAGACCCTTCATTCCAGCAAGGAATGATTCGGTCATTTCGCTCTTGAGACCAGCCTCAATAGCGAGTTGGTTTTCGCTGATCCACTCTTCAGCGACATACTCCAAATAAGTATCAACTCTCTCAGTCAGTTCAGACTTGATTGTTTCTACTTCTTCTACAAGTGCTGCTTCATAAGCACCTTGCATTTCTTCCTTAACGGTAGCAACTTTCTCTTTGATAGCGGTTTCAAAGATTGTGCGTGCTTTTTCTTGGAACTCCTCAGAAAGTTCTTCGCCAGCGATTAGAGCATCCAGGTCTTCCTGAACGTCATATTCAGCGACGACTTCCTCTTCGGTTGTCTCTTCTTCAGAAACGACTTCCTCTTCGGTTGTCTCTTCTTCAGAAACGACTTCCTCTTCGGTTGTCTCTTCTTCTGCTTCAGCGACGATTTCCTGCTCGTCTTCGATTTCGGTTTCGACTTCCTCAGCAGCCTTTGCCTTAGCATTGACTACATTGCGGACCTGAGCAAGAGTTGCTCCAGGTTCCTTGAGTTTTGCCGAATCGTCATCGGGCTTATAGTTTTCTGGGGTAGGACCGCCGAGATCTTCAACAGGTACAGGTGCCTTTGGCATTGGATCTGCTTTGGCGGCTCCTTTGGTGACTACGTTTTCCATTTCTTGTAAATTGCTACCAACGGACATTTGACTTATGAGATTTTGTTATAATCTATATTTATTTATAAATTAAAGATTTGAGAGGAACTCGTTGAATAAATTCAACTTGTGCTCTTCAAGTGCTTTTTGGGCAACGAGACTATTAATTCTTCTCTCAGTTTGCTCAGCGAGTTTTTCGCGGAGAATTCCTCCCTCCCAAACCCACTCTTTACCTTCCATAATTCCCGAAACAAAAGCATCAGGAGCAGAAGGATCAGCGACGATATCAGCAGCAGTTGCTAACATGAAATCTTCACCGACAATTTTATGACCCTCATTGGTCATCTTAAGTGAACCAACACCACGAGAAGAAACACCAAGCATTACACCTTCATCAAGAAGAGACTTGGCAATTTTGCCCATTGGAGTCTCTAGGATTTGTGCCTTACCTTTAAAATTATTTCCCTCTTGGACGAGAGACGTAATTTTATGGGAGACACGATCGAGGTTAACGGTTGGACCATCTGGATGACCAAGTTCTCCTAGAGCACGACCCTTAGAAACAAATTGCTCGTTATAACGAGTAACTTCTCTAGCAAGAGTATCCATTGGATACATTCTTCCATTGCGATTTTTGATTTCGCCTTGGAGGAATACACCTTCAATGTATAACTTCTTACCTGCGCCTTTGCCTTCGGTAATGATTTTTACGTTTGAAATTTCTTCGGTGATGAGTTTCATTTGATTATCCAGTAAAACCTACTTTTGCGCCAAGAACAGCGGCATTCTGTGCATAAATGCAGTGAGTATATTGTTTTTCGAGAATTTCAACGGAATTGCCAGGCATGGTCATTGAACCAATAACTGTTCCGCCTTGAGTCTCAACTACAATTACACCATACGCGGTTGATGAATTATTAACCAAACGCACAGATGAAGCTTCCGAAAAACTTGTTGCAGTTCCAGTAGTTGTGGGAAGTGCTGCTTCAGCACCTAGCAATAAAGTTCTTGCCATCAGAGTTCTCCTTCTTCTCCTTCAATATCTTCTTCAGATTCAGGGGACTGATCAAACATTGAAGCAGCGACTTTAGGACGCAATGCTTCAATCCTTTCGGCAGATTTTGCCATCAGTGCATTTGAAATTTCATCCGCAATTTCGGATGCTTTCGCACCCGTTGCAATTGCATTAACAACGTTTTCCATGTAAATTGATATATTGATATCAATTATTTATAATCTAGCTATATCTTACCGCCTTTGGGTTCTGGTAAAACTGCTGTTTCTTCTGGATCTGCTTCCATTGCAGCAGGATCAATAGGAACTTCTCCACCCTCTCCTTCAATTGCTTCTCCGCCTTCAGGAGGTAAAGGTTCTCCCGTAATTGGATCTACAGATGATGGATCAGGAATAATTCCTTTCTCTATTTCGTCCTCAATCTGCTCATCAATCTCAATGATTTCTGAATCAGTTTGACGTAGAACTCTCTTTCTTACATACTCTGTAGAGTAGTACTTACCGATGTATGGTTCGATAGTTGCAAGAATACCCAGTCTATTCTGAAGCAATTCTGCTTCTTTTAGTTCTGCAAATTGATTATCGTATAGGAAATCATATTGAATATGATCGCTAATCTTTTCCCAATCTTCAGGAGCAATGATATTTTTAAGAATTAGTTGAGTCTTAAGAATGTCATTGAAAAGATTTGCAAATCTCTTTCTCAGTCTTCCTACAAACTTAGCAAAGTTCAGTTCATCTCTCAGAATTTCTGAGGATCTGCCAAGATTGAATCCATCTCCACCACCAGGCATTCTGGTTTCGGGAACGGAAAGAGATCTGTATAGTTTCTTTTGGAAGTATTCGATATCTGAGAGTTCTCCCAGATTCTGACCGCCAGGTAGGGTGGTGATCTCAGTACCGCGACCACCTTCTCTTCTAGGCAACCAGAAATCTTCCATCATAGACATAAATTTACGATCATCACGGATTTCTCCCGTGTTTGCATCGTAAACTTGCTTGTTACGATAACGCATCATAACGTCCTTAAGGTATTGCTCTGCTTTTA